TAGCCCGTGACCACATTACTCGCGCTGAAGTTAAAGCAGACATGGAGCGCATTTTGCAACACGTCGACAAGCGTTTTGACCGCCTTGAAATCCGCCTTGAAGAAGTTGTTAAGGGTTAAGTGATGCCTGCTACTAGCGCAAAACAAAAGAAGTTCATGGATGCTGCAGCGCACAATCCTGAGTTTGCCAAAAAAGCTGGCGTTCCTATTGGTGTGGCTAAAGAGTTTTCAGAAGCAAGTAAAGGTAGGTCATCTCAAACACGCCCAGACCGTCAAGGTGTAGGCAAACCCAAAACCGATCATGGTTCAATGAATCTCTTTAACAAAGGTGGTAATGTCATGGCTTCAAAAATGAACGCTGGTTTTATGAAAATGATTGCAGACAAGAAAGCTGCCGCCGACAAAGCGCCTGCTAAGAAAATGCCCGCAATGAAAAAGGGTGGCATGGCGATGAAAAAAGCTGCGCCTAAGAAAATGATGAAGTCCGGTGGCAAAACCTGCTAAGGAATAGATATGAAAAACGATATGATGCAAGACAAAGCAATGGCTAAAAAAGCTGTTGGTATGCACGAAAGCCAGCTCCACGGCGGTAAGAAATCAAATCTTACTAAGCTAAAGAGCGGCGGTTCAGCTTCTAGCCGTGCTGACGGTTGCGCTACTAAAGGCAAAACCAAGGGCACAATGATCTCGATGGCTAAAGGCGGCATGAGCTGCTAAGGAATTATTATGGATATGCGTAAACCTAGTGCTGCAGAAATGGCTAAGATTGAGCGGGCTCGTGAGCGCCTGCAAATGGGTCAATCTGGAGAGCGCGATATGCTTTCTAAGTATTCGACTACATCTGCAAAAGCTGCTAAAGATATGCAGCGTGATGCTAACGCTATGCGCGAGTCAGTCCCACAAGAAGCCCGTGACTATGAACTAGCTATTGGCTCAGGCCAAAAGAAAGGCGGTGCTGTTAAAGCCAAGAAGATGGCTAACGGTGGCTCTGCTTCAAAGCGTGCTGATGGCTGCGCCGTTAAGGGTAAGACACGAGGCATGATGCGATGAGAGCTTCACGCGGAATGGGCGACATTAACCCGGATAAAATGCCGGGTAAGAAGGTTATCAAGCGTAAAGATAAGCCTGAAGATGTTGACGTGTACAAAGAAGGTGGCAGTGTAAACGCTGCTGGAAACTACACCAAACCCGGCCTGCGTAAGCGCATTGTTTCCCAAGTCAAAGCTGCTGCAACTCAAGGCACTGGTGCCGGACTTTGGAGCGCGAGAAAAAGTCAACTCGTAGCAAAGAAATATAAAGCTAGTGGCGGGGGCTATCGAGATTGAAAGCACCTCAGAAGTCTCTCAAGGATTGGGGCGACCAGAAATGGCAAACTAAGTCCGGCAAGAAGTCTTCCGAGACAGGCGAGAGGTATCTGCCAAAAGCTGCGATTAAGTCTTTGAGCCCAGCAGAGTACGCAGCGACTACGAAGGCTAAGCGAGCAGGTAAGGCAGCAGGTAAGCAGTTTGTGGCGCAGCCAAAACGTATTGCAAAGAAAACGGCAGGATTTAGATAATGACCACATTCGCGTACATCCACTGCAAACCTGATGGAACTCCGTTCTATGTTGGGAAGGGTGTACGAACGTGGGATAAAATTTTTACAGCACGTAACGCATATCATAAAAAAGTGGTAGCTAAGTACGGTCAAAAAAATATTCTTATTGGAAAAATTGACTGCTCATCAAATGATACCGCGTTACAACTTGAGGTTGGCTTAATTAAATGCTTGCGTCGGATGGGTGCACCACTGACAAACCTAACTGATGGTGGTGAAGGTAGTGTGGGTTGGAAATGCCCAGATAATGTCAAGGTTGCTGTCTCTATCGCAAATAAAAACCGCACTTTTTCTGCGGAACAGCGCTATCGTCTGGGCGCTAGTTTTCGTGGTAAAAAACGGCCCGAACACAGCATTTTGCTAAAAGAACGTGGTAACTGGGCTAGGGAAAAAAATCCATTTTTTAATTCTGGTGAGCATCAAGTTGGTGAAAAAAATCATATGGCACGCAAAGTCTTGGGTGTTAAGGATGGTGCCCCAAAAGAATGGACTACATTAAAATCTTGCGCAGACGATCTTGGTGTTAGCATACAAGCTATTTCTCAAGCAATACGTAAAAAACAGAGATCTAAAGGCTGGAAACTGGAGCATTTAACATGACTACATCTGGAACTTCGACGTTTAATCTAAGTTTAGATGAGTTGGTGGAAGAGGCGTTTGAGCGTTGCGGCAAAGAGATGCGTACTGGGTATGACCTGCGTACAGCGCGTCGAAGTTTGAACCTGTTGACCGTTGAATGGGCAAATAAGGGTATTAACCTGTGGACGATTGAGCAAGGCTCGATCCCTATGATAACAGGGCAGTCTACGTATGATTTGCCTGTAGACACGATTGACTTGCTAGACACTGTGGTCCGTACGGGCACGGGGCAAGGTCAGATTGATATCAACATCTCCCGTATTTCTGAGTCCACCTACGCTACCATCCCTACAAAGAACGCTCAAGGTCGCCCAATTCAGGTGTGGATCAACCGCCAGTCGGGTGCAGACTATCCAGTAACAGGTGTCAATAACCCAAAGATTGTGGTCTGGCCTACACCCAATGCGCCGGGCAATCAGTATACGTTTGTGTATTGGCGGCTAAGACGCATTCAAGACGCTGGCGGTGGTGTATCTACAATGGACATACCGTTTCGATTTATCAACTGCATGGTTGCTGGACTATCGTTTTACTTGGCCTCTAAGTTGCCTGATGTAGATCCTGCGCGTGTGTTGTTTTTAAAGTCAGAATATGCAGAACAGTTTCAATTAGCTGCCGACGAGGATCGTGAAAAAGCGCCAATCAGGTTCGTCCCACGCAACATGTTTTATTGAGGTGAATCATGCCCTCTAAATTTGCGTCTGGAAAATATGCGATTGCCGAGTGCGATAGGTGCGGTTTTCGCTTTAAACTGTCAGAGCTACGCAAGGAAGTTGTTAAGACCAAGCTGTACCAGATTAAGGTTTGTAGAGCGTGTTGGAATCCCGATCAGCCGCAGTTGCAATTAGGCATGTATCCGGTTAATGATCCACAGGCCATACGCGAACCAAGGCCAGACACAAGTTACGTTGTTTCAGGTGTAGATGTAGAAGGCGATCCATCTGGCGGTAGTAGAATATTTCAGTGGGGCTGGGCTCCAGTAGGTGGCGCTAGAGATGGCGGTTTAACACCGAATGCCTTACAATTAGTTATCACACTTGGCACCGTTACGGTTGCCGTTATTTAAGGAAGCCATCATGGGTTACAAATCAGCAGCAGACGGTGTCGCAAAAAAAGGCAAGACTGATGTAAAAGTCTTCCCAAATGACGGCGCAAAGAAAGGCATCACTAACAGCGGCAAGCGCTCTTTGGGCGTGTCATCTGAGAAGATGAAGGCTGTTGGTCGTGGTCTGGCTAAAGTTGCTAATCAAGGAGGCTAACATGGCTAAGTTTTCTCAAAAAGTTATGGGTAAAGAAGTAGGCAGTGCTGCTGTTTACGCAGAGCCTCATACAATGGATGGCAAGAAGTTTGGCGCCGAAGCTGCTGCTGCATCACAAGGTTATAAAACAGACCCCAACACGATGAGTGCTATAGAATCAACTCCGGGCGGTATGCCAGCTCGTCGTGTAAGCGCAGGTAATCCGGCTCGTAAAGACGTAAAAACAACTGGTATCGTAACTCGAGGAAATGGTTGCGCAACTCGTGGTAAAACTGCTCGCGGGCCAATGTGCTAAAGCATGAACTACACTGAACTCTCCAACGCAATTCAGTCGTACTCTGAAAGTGACGAGCAGTTATTTGTTGCTAACATTCCTACGTTTGTTAAAGCCGCAGAGCAGCGTATATACAACACGGTTCAGATTTCGTACCTGCGTAAGAACGTGACGGGTAACACTAGTGCGGGTAATAAGTATTTGTCTACGCCGGGGGATTTCTTGTCGGTGTATTCTGTGGCTGTAGTAGATGAGAATGGCTCGTATGAGTA